ACCCTCTATATTCCTACTAAGAATTATTCTGAGTGGAGAACTTTAGAGGGAGGTTGTGTAGAACCTTTACCCATGGGTTCTATTAATGAAGCCAAGGAGTTCATCAAAAGGTATAGGGAGGTTGAAGAATTTCCTATCTACGGTAACAGTAGGTACTTGTATCAGTATATTGCCGAACAACATCCGGAGGAAGAGATTCGTTATGACGTTTCTAAGATTCGGGTGTTCACAATTGATATTGAAACTGCAGCAGAGAATGGATTCCCCAATATTGAAACTGCAGATCAAGAAATCTTAGCGATCAGTATTAAGGACTCTTATACTGGTCGCATTATTGTCTTTGGAGCTCGTCCATTTGACAATAAAGATCCCATGGTTGACTATATGCATTTTGCATCTGAAGAAACCATGCTTCAGGCATTCCTATACTACTGGAATGAAAATTGCCCTGATGTTATCACGGGTTGGAATGTTCAGTTGTTTGATATTCCATATATTGCTAGGCGTATTGATAGAATTCTTGGAGAAAGTTATACTAAAACTCTTAGTCCTTGGAAACTTATTTCTTGTAGAGAAATTTTCATTAAAGGAAGAAAGCAAATTGCTTATGATCTTCGGGGAATTGCTACGCTAGATTATTATGATCTCTATAGAAAATTTACTTATACCAACCAAGAATCATATCGCCTGGACCATATTGCATTTGTGGAACTTGGATCTAAAAAACTAGATCACTCTGAGTTTGATACATTTAAAGAGTTCTACGAAGGAGATTGGCAGAAGTTCATTGAGTATAACATTCATGACGTTCGTCTGGTAGATCAACTAGATGATAAGATGAAGTTGATTGAACTCGCATACACCATGGCATACGATGCTAAGGTAAACTATGAGGACGTGTTCTCACAGGTTCGTATGTGGGACAATTACATCTATGTGGAACTTCTGAAACGAAAGATTGCTATCCCTCCTAAGAAGGAAGCAACTAAAGATGCTAAGTATGCGGGGGCATATGTTAAAGAACCGAAGCCTGGATTCTATGATTGGGTTGTGTCTTTTGACCTCAACTCTCTGTATCCTCATCTTATTATGCAATACAACATCTCGCCCGAGACCCTCCTTGACAAGAGACATTCAACGGCAACTGTTGATAAGATACTTAATAAAGAACTAGAGATTGATGGGGAGTATGCTGTGTGTGCTAATGGAGCACAGTACACAAAAGAGAAGCACGGGTTTCTCCCTCAGATGATGCAGAAGATGTATGACTCTAGGGTTATCTTTAAGAAGAGGATGATCAAGGCAAAGCAACAGTATGAAAAAACTCCTACTGTTGAACTCATGAAAGAGATCGCCCGTTGTAATAACATCCAGATGGCAAAGAAGATCTCTTTGAACTCTGCTTATGGTGCTATTGGCAACGAACACTTTAGATACTATCGTCTTGCTAATGCTGAGGCTATCACTCTTTCAGGTCAGGTCTCTATCAGGTGGATTGAGAACAAGATGAATGGATATCTAAATACTCTTTTGCAAACTAAGGGTGTAGATTATGTTATCGCATCCGATACCGACTCAATTTATCTTAATCTTGGACCTCTTGTTACTAAATTTTTTAGTGCTAAGTCTGATAATAAAGCAGCAATTGTTGCGATACTTGATAAGATCTGTGAGGAGAAATTGGAACCTTTTATTGAGAGTTCATATCAAGAACTTGCAGATTATGTTTCGGCGTATGACCAGAAGATGCAAATGAAGCGAGAGAACATCGCTGACCGTGGTATCTGGACTGCAAAGAAACGTTACATTCTAAATGTATGGGACAGCGAGGGAGTTAGATACAAAGAACCTAAGATGAAGATCATGGGTTTGGAAACTGCCAGGTCATCTACACCAGCATATTTTAGAGACAAGTTGTATGCAGCGTTCAAGATTATTATCGGCAAGACAAATGATGAACTTATCAATTTTATCAATGTTGTCCGAACAGAAACTAGGGAACGACCCTATAACGAAGTTGCCTTCCCCAGAGGAGTTAACAACTTGGCAAAATATCGCCACCCGAATGAGATTTATCAGAAAGGAACACCCATTGCGGTGAGGGGTGCATTGTTGTATAATTATTATGTCAAGAAACATGATATTGAAAACAAGCATCCTTTGATTCAAGAAGGTGAGAAGATTAAATTCATGTATCTTAGAACACCAAACCCACTTCATGAAAATGTGGTCAGTTTCTTTGGAGATTTGCCAAAAGAGTTTGGGTTGGAAAACTACGTGGATTATCAGACACAGTTTGAAAAGTCGTTCTTGGAACCGCTCAAAAATGTGCTACAATGTATAGGATGGTCTCATAAAAAGTCCGTGTCTATTGGGAGTTTCTTTGAGTGAGCAAGAAAATCTATGTTGTCACATGGACAAACCATGTCGTGGGACAAGTAGGACCAGAAGACATTAAATGTTTTGAGGACTACAAAGTTGCTCTTGGGTTTGCTAAACTCATGCGGCAATCTTATAATTATGTAAACTTTTACGAGGATGAGGCAACACAATGGGATTTTTAGATTCTGTAATTAAAGATAGTGGAAATGAATTTGCTAGCGTTGTTAGTGAAGGGGTTGCTGCTGGTGATATTACCGGTTATGTTGATACTGGGTCTTATATTTTTAACGCCCTGGTTAGTGGTTCGCTTTTTGGAGGTTTGCCTTCAAACAAAGTCACCGCTCTTGCGGGAGAATCAAGCACGGGGAAGACTTTTTTTGCTCTTAGTGTCGTTCGTAATTTCCTTGCTGCTAATCCTACAGGCGGAGTCATTTATTTTGAATCTGAATCTGCTATCTCTCGTAACATGATTGAGGAACGGGGCATTGATAGTAAGCGAATGATTATCATGCCTGTTGCTACCATTGAGGAGTTTAGAACACAAGCTTGTCGTATTCTAGACAAGTATGTAAAAGAACCTAAGGATGAAAGAGTGCCTATGCTCTTTGTTCTTGACTCTCTTGGCATGCTTTCTACATCTAAAGAGATGGAAGACGTTGCCAATGACAAACAGGTCAGGGACATGACTAAGAGTCAGTTAATCAAAGGTGCCTTTCGGGTGCTTACCCTCAAACTAGGGCAAGCACAGGTGCCTATGATCGTCACTAACCACACCTATGATGTGATTGGGTCTTATGTGCCAATGAAGGAGATGGGAGGTGGTACAGGTCTTAAGTACGCTGCCTCTACTATCATCTATTTGGGTAAGAAAAAGGAGAAAGACGGTACAGAACTTGTAGGTAACATTATTAAATGTGAAGCAAAGAAGTCTCGCTTAACAAAAGAAGGAAGTAAAGTTGAGACCCGTTTATTTTATGATGAGCGTGGACTTGATAAGTATTATGGACTACTAGAGTTGGGTGAAAAGTACGGAGTCTTTGAGAAAGTTGGTAATCGTATTAAGATTGACGGTAGTTCTGTTTATCCTAAATCAATTCTTGCAGATCCGGATAAGTATTTTACAGAAGAAGTAATGAATAGACTTGAAGAAGCAGCACAGCAAGAATTTTCCTATGGCAACTGAGCGCATCCAAGAAACTATCTTACGTAATCTCATCTTTACTGAAGAGTATTATCGTAAGGTAGTTCCTTTCTTAAAAGCAGATTATTTTGAAGAGTATCATGAAAAAGTTATCTTTGAGGAAATTTCGGACTTCGCTGGTAAGTACGATAAAGTTCCTACTCAAGAGGTCTTGGCGATTAATGTCCAGAATCGTAACGATCTTACTGACGAATCGTTTAAAGATACGTTACAGGCGATACGAGGACTCACAGATGAATGGGTTGATTACGAATGGCTCCTTGATGCAACCGAAAAATGGTGTCAAGACAGAGCAATCTATCTCGCCCTTATGTCCTCTATCAAAATCGCAGACGGAGGCGATAAAAAAATATCAAAGGATGCGATCCCAGGTATCTTACAAGAGGCTCTCGCAGTATCGTTTGACGAACACATAGGACACGACTACATTGAACAAGCAAAAGACCGTTATGATTTCTACCACCGCAAAGAAGAAAAGGTTCCCTTTGATCTGGAAAAGTTTAACTACATCACGAAAGGTGGTATCTCTAACAAGACTCTCAGTGTCGCTCTTGCTGGTACAGGTGTCGGGAAATCTCTATTCATGTGCCATTGCGCTGGTGCCGCGCTCACTCAGGGCAGGAACGTACTCTACATTACATGTGAAATGGCAGAGGAGAAAATTGCTGAACGAATTGACGCAAATCTTTTAAATGTTTCTATCAAAGATATTGCTGAACTACCTGAAGTTATCTTCAATTCTAAAGTTCAAGAGATCTCTAGGAAGACTAGAGGCAAACTTATTATCAAAGAGTATCCCACAGCATCAGCACATGCGGGTCACTTCAAATCACTTATAAGTGATCTATCTCTCAAGAGAGATTTCAAACCAGATATAATCTATATTGATTATCTGAACATCTGTGCATCAGCGAGGTATAAAGGTGCTATTGTCAATTCTTACACGTATGTCAAGGCGATTGCTGAGGAGCTTCGGGGTCTTGCTGTGGAATGTAATGTTCCTATTGTCACAGCTACTCAAACTACTCGTAGCGGTTACGGCAATTCTGACCCTGACCTTACCGATACTTCTGAGTCTTTTGGTTTGCCTGCCACTGCTGATTTTATGTTTGCTCTCATCAGTACTGATGAACTTGAACAACAGGGTCGCATCATGGTCAAACAACTTAAGAACAGATACAACGAAACTGCTGCCTCAAGAAAATTCATGGTGGGAATTGACAGATAAGATGAGGCTGTATGATGTAGCGGAGGATGCTTCAGACATCAACATCAATCAAGAGGACCCTGGTGAAGAGTTCTCGCAATTTACACAAACACAAAACCGACTATCTAAATTTGCTGAGTGGAATGTATGAAGATTAAAAGTATTATGGTTGTCGGTGGCGGATCTTCTGGTTGGATGACTGCTGCTGCTTTGTGTAAAAAATTTGGTAAAGATATTAAAATATCTGTTCTTGAGGGGAAGAATTCTAATCCAGTTGGGGTAGGGGAATCTACCATTACCAAATTTAACGATTATCTGACTCAAATTCTTGGTATTGAAGACAAAGAGTGGATGCCACATTGCAATGCCACTTATAAAACTTCAATTAGGTTTACTAACTTTAGGGATGGTAATGGTGAAGTGTTTGAGTATCCATTTGGAGGAACTCATACAGAAGAATCATTCGGTGCTTGGTCTGTTGTCCGTGCAAAATATGACTTAGAACCAGACTCTTTTTGTGAGTTTACGAACCATGTTTATTGGTTAGCAAAACATAATAGGATGACTACCAATTCTGATAATTCATTATCATTTTCTTTTAAAGGAGATACAGCATATCATTTTGATGCTAGTCTTTTTGGAAAGTTTCTTAAAAACCGCTTTTGTAAGAAAGCAAAACATTACATTGACGATGTTGTTGCTGTAAAAAAAGATGAAGACGGATTCATTACTTCTTTAGTAGGTGATTCTGGAACTGAGTACTCTGCAGATCTTTATGTTGATTGTACAGGATTTAAATCCTTACTTTTGGAAAAAGAAATGGGATCAGAGTTCATTTCTTTTAAACCATGGTTGGATAATGATAGAGCTATTGCAACTCATCTACCATATAAAGATAAAACTAAAGAGATTCGTAATGTTACTAATTGCACAGCATTAAACAGTGGATGGTCGTGGAATATTCCTCTGTGGAATCGCATGGGATCTGGATATGTTTACTCTAGTGATTTTATCAGTGATGATGATGCAGAAAAAGAGTTCAAACAACATGTAGGCAATGAAGATATTGAAATTCGTAAGATCAATATCCGACATGGTGTAAGAGAAAGAGGTTGGGTTAAGAATGTAGTGGGAGTTGGTCTTGCTTTTGGTTTTATTGAACCATTAGAATCTACAGGACTTGTTTCTACTCATGAAATGATTCAACAACTAGTTGAAATTCTTGATAGACGTAACTATAATATTACTGGTTTTGATAGAGATTCTTACAACTATGCATGTCAGTTAGTTGTGACTGGATACATGTATTTTGTTTCTCTTCACTACAAACTTTCCCAAAGATCTGATACTCCATATTGGAAATACCAAACTGAAATTAAAGATTGGTTTAAACTTTCTGATCCAAGATTGTTTACTGAGAATAAACTGCATTTCTCATATGAAAATGGATCAACAGTTTGGTATGAAAACATACATCAATTTCACTCTCTAGCACACAGATGGGATCCTGAAAAAAATGGTATTGCATATATCATGGCGGGTATGGGACATGTTCCATATGCAAATTATCTTTATGGTGTATTAGAATCAGGATCAAAGAGTACTTTCGGAAAAGATACCGATAAATTATACCAAGATTTTAAAAATCGT